TCACTAACCGTAGCTGAAGATGCAACATCAACGGTTGCAGCAGATGCTCTTGCAAGACCAGAACCAATAATTTCTGACTGCAATGCTGATAAATCGGTGCTATCTGCCTGTGAACCGCTTCCCGCTGCCATATGACTAAATGCTGAAGCTGTAGCTCCAATTATTCTCTTTGCTGTTGCTGTATAACCATACTTAGTAACGACTGCCATGTCTCACCTCCCTAATATAAAATTAAAAATTCTTTTTAGGAAATTTTCATTAGGAAAAGATATTTTTCCCCGTGAAATTAATTTACCGTTTTTATTTCTATGCTCATAACTCCCCTTAATAACCATTCTTTGTTTTACAACAGCTTTGCTCATTTCTTTCTATCCTTCTCATCTTGGAATTGAAATGCTTGAGAAATTTCTTGCAATTGCTTCTTATTTAGCAATTTCGACTTAATATTATTATTATTTTTTCTCCCCATTTTTCCATCCTAAATTAATTGCCTCGATCAATTCTGCATGGTCTTTTCTCCACATTTTATATAATTTTTTAGGATTAAATATTTTTATTCCTATCATAGGCTCACAAAAAGCTTTAGGAAGGAATAAAAATCTCAAGCAAAATCTTGCAAAAGGAGTTTCTTCAATATATGTATCCTTATTATATCTACCGTGAACAATGTAATATAAATTAGCCTCTTTTGCCCAATCAGAATTCTTATCATATAAATCAAAGATAGGAATTATTGTATTTTGTCCAGCATCATGAATTGTAGTTTCAATTGCAATATTTAATCCCCCCCGAACAACTGACCATGCATGATATCCTAATAGTTGATCAGGATTAATTCTTCTAACTTCTCCTACATCAACCCATGCATCTTCATTTGTTTTTAATAATAAACTTGTGCACAAATTCGCAGTTTCGATGCAAAATCCATATTTAGAAACAAGCGTCTCGATTGGATATGCCACCACATAATTCCTGCATTCCTTAAAATGATATCCTAAAAGTCCCTTTTTATATCTTAATAATTGACCATCAGTAGAAGGAATTCCACTACTAGTAAATGGATATTTAAAACCATCCCTAATAAAATCTGCAATATTTTTAATTACATCTCCAGATAAAGGAAGAGAATCAACAGCAGATTTTATCATAAATGAATCTGGTGTTAAAAATTCATTTATATATAATTGCTCTCCAAATCTATAATCTACAATTTCTGAATTATTCATTCTCTTCTTGCCAATTTATTAAAAAACATCTTCCACAAAATTGACACCAGCTACTTATTTCATCCCTTCCCAATCTTTCATATTGCTTATTTTGACAAAAAGGACACACTAAAAACTTTCGTTTTGTGACTGTTCCCCCCGCTAAAGCAAAGGGGCTTCTAGGGCCTAGATCCAAGCTATCCAGCCCGATAGTTGAATCTATAACTTCTTTTTTTTGACTTTCCTTTTCTAGAACTCTTCTAGACTTTACCAAATTTCTCTCCCTTTATGCATGATACACAATTATTATTACAAATTGATTTGCTCCATATGGAATAATCTCAACATCAATCAAATTAGCATATATTAAATCAAGAGCATCTAATGCTGTTTTTAATTTAGCTGCTACTTCCGTTTGATTATTTGCTATAATCTGTGTTGTTAAAACTGTTGAAGCCATATTATACTAATCCTGTTCCAATAGCAAAAATCTTAACATTCGTAATTGCAGACAAATCAGTCAGATCAGGAATCTGAATAAGAGCACCTGCAGCCGCAGCAGCATAATCAGCATAATATACCATTAGTGTTGCATTTGTGTAATCATAACTAAATACATAACCTGACTTTGGTTCAGCAATTAAAAGCTCAATTGTTTTAATACCCAAACTTGCAGCAGTAAGAGATTCCCCTCCTGTTGGATATGAGGAATCAAAATCACAATCACACATTACTATTCTTTTATTACCAAAAATAGTCCGTTTGAATTGATCTAATATTAATGCCATTTAGTCACCTCCTATAAATTTTATATTTCCCAGATTCCCTCCATTCTGAGAACTAGTTCTTCACTAGGAGAACCCACCCTGTAATTTATACCTCTACCATTGCATACTGCAAATTTAAATGCAATCTAGCATGGCAATTCCTACATAAAAGTTTCAAATTATTCAAATTATTGTTTACCTGATTTTTATCAATATGATGAATTATTAAATTATTACAATTTCCGCATTCTTGACATTGAAACCCATCTCTCTCTCTGATTGCTAATCTAATTTCCTTTGTAAATTTTTGTCTTTCAGGTTTATCAAAATAAATTGTTTTATTCAATGAATATTTCATAATTCTCTCATCTTCATATTTCGTAAGATTTTTATTCCAAGTTCTACAAACTCCATTTTTCCGATTTTTAGACATTGTCTCTGATTGCTTTCTTAATCCTTCTTCTGTGAATCCATAATTTAGCTTTTGTCTTCTGATTTCCTGAGCTTTTAATGCTCCTTTTTTACAGGCTTCTATATTCGCATTTTGAGATATTTTTTTACATCTATTTTCTTCTATTTGATTAAACTTTTCATTTCCTAAATATTCTCTGGAATAATAGTTTAGATGTCCAATATTTATTCCCTTTTTGTTCCCTCCTTTAACTCTGGAATCCTGTTCCTTTGTTAACCCCTTATTCCAAGGAATAAAGATAGAATTATGCCTTCGCATATGACCTCTCTTATCCTTAAAAATAAGACCACAAATAGGACATTCAAACATTTTTATCAAGCCGATAAATCAGAAATTTTTGCGTGCACATCAGCTCTTAATGCCCTAGATTCCATCATACTTATAAACATTCCCCTAATTACCAATGCATTTGCCAATTCTGTTACCTTCCCAATTTGCTATTTTTGTTGAAAAAATTCTTGTTAATTCAAAATATTTCTTTTTATTAATTATTTCTATTTTCCATTCAGAATGTAATTTCTTAAAAAGTTCTAATTTTCTTTGCCATTCTGAATTTTCGTATCCCTTAATTTCCCAAAGAAATTCTTGAGAAGTATCTGGATAAATTGAAATATCAGGACAATAAGTATATTCTCCTAAATCAAATCTTCGATATTCATACTTATAAGGAATCCCTAAATATAGAAGAATTCTACATCCATTAGCTTCCCAAGTTGAACGAACAAAATGACCTAAATCTTCCCTGAAGCCAGATTTACTATTTCCTGAACCTTTATAACAGGGATGACCTTTATGAGATTTCCCATATTTTGCAATTCTTTCATCTATTTCCTTCGTTAAGTTAATATTCCAAGCTGTTTGTAATCCTTTTTTGCCTTTGTTCCAAGGAATATTTCCTACCTTTACTCCAGAATTGCTCAATTGAGGAAATTCATCTTTAGTTTTATTCTTGTTCCACACTTTTTTATCTTTGGTAAAATTACATTGATATTTACCTTGACAAAATTTACTGCAAAATTTCTTCTGATTTCTTTCAAGAATTTTTCCACAATTTAAACAAATTAGGACGAGTTGGTCATTTCTGCCAACTTCTGAACATCGCTGTTCAGTTCGGACTATATCTTCATTCTTTACAGAATGCCCAACGTATAGTCTCTGAGGGGATTCTTTTAAGCAAGAATCTTCCCTGCTGATTGTCCCCACTGGATAGACTGTTACCATAAAAGGTGCTACCAGATCCACAGGATTTTCCAGCATATAGTTGGGTTTTTCTTCACCACAATCTTTTATAGCGAAGTAATCTCTATTCTCCAGATATTGAGTAGGATACATCACTGCAACTTCAAGATAATCAGTATCAAGAACATAAAGATTAGAACCTAAAACAGTATCTGTTGTGCTAAGGGATTTCGGAGTATCAGGATCAGGAAGAATAGGAACTCCACGATATGTAGCTAATTGAAAACCAGCCCTTGTTCCAGGATATGTCCTTTCATCACCAACTCCTACAATATAGTCAGTAACATCAACAAATCTCTGTTGAACCTGTAGAAGTTGATTTAAATTGTCATACTGATCAAGACCAGTTACAATTAACTTTGGTTCACCGCCAGCTTCCCTAATTTTTTCAAAACAAGTATCTACCATCGCAAGAGTTAAATCCCTACCCACACCAGAATTATAAGAAACATATGCGCCTGCTGCATATCCACCAGCAGTTCTAGTAGTCTGGTTATAGATATCAACTGCCGCTTTTTGTCCGCCTACAGTCATATCATCTTCTGCACAAATATCGTCAAGAGATGTCATACCATTTCTAGCTCTTATATACACAATATCACCATCAGCAGCAGCAGTTCCAAGAGTTGAAACTGTAATTGTCCCATTTGTTATATCTACAGCAGAAACAACACCTCCTTGAGCCTCATTATAAGCAGTTACACTTGTGTCATAAAATGCTACAGTATCTCCAATTTTCATATGCTTTGCCAATGCATGTGCAGCAGCAGTTCCACCAATTACAAATGTAGTAGTAGACCCACCAGAACAAAGATATGCACTACCAGCCATAAATTCCTGGTTAATTTCCTTAATATGGTCACGAGAAGCAGCCTCTTGCTCAACAGCAAATTGGTTTCCAATACCTCCTTCAAGAGCCGAAACCGCCTGTCCTTTCAAACTTACACCAAAAACACTAGCGATATTTTTGGGATAGCTATAAACACCAACATAATTGGAAACATCCATTA